AGGTGAACAAAGAAACGCCGCCGTATCGGTGCCAACCATCAACCGCGCAAACTCACTTTTCAAATCGGTCATTGGTTCAATGCCATTGAAAATGTATAACGAAATGTGGAACGGCGATGAAATGGAAAAGGTGTATATCGCACCGCGTTCATGGTTACGCCGTCCAGATCCATCTGTTTCATACCAGTTTTTGATGGCGTGGACGCTTGACGATTTGCTGTTTTACGGGCGCGCATTTTGGTACATCACCAGCCGAACCGCTGACGGTTACCCTGCATCGTTCACACGTCTGCCAGCGGGATCAATCACCACCACCGACATGGCCCCACCCGTCTGGTTTGCGCCATCGACACAAGTGTATTTTCAGGGCGGTGAAATTGACCCAGCAAACCTTGTGCAATTCTTATCACCTGAACAGGGTTTGGTTTATTCCGCGCCAAACGCAATTGATACCGCGTTGAAATTAGAGCAAGCGCGAAACCGTAACGCATCATCGTCAATTCCTGCTGGCATATTGCGCCAAACAGAAAACAGCGAACCACTAAGCGCACAGGAACTTTCAGACCTTGCTGCACAATTCAATGCAGCGCGCGCAACAAACCAAACCGCAGCGTTGAACCAGTATTTGACCTACACAGAAACCGCTGCAACACCTGACAAAATGCTGTTGATTGAGGCCAGCCAATATCAGGCACTAGAAATGTCACGTCTAGCAAACGTTCCGCCATACCTTGTGGGCGTTGCTACTGGCGCGTACTCATACCAATCAAGCCAACAGGCCCGTGCGGATCTTTACTTGTTTGGTGTCAAGTTGTATGCAGATGCCATTGCTGGCGCGCTGTCAATGGATAATGTTTTACCGCGTGGAACGTATGTCGAATTTGATGCTGACGAATACCTAGAGGAAAATTTCATGGCAGACAAAATGGACGATACAGAAACCGTTATTGAGGAAAACACACAAGAGGAGTTAGCAAACCGATGATCAAACTAATTGCAGGCGATTTCACGCTAGATGCAGCGCAAGGCGAACAGCCGCGCCGTTCAATTTCTGGAACCGCCGTTCCTTACAATGTGCCCGCCCGCGTAAGCGATGGCACAGAGGTGATTTTCCGCCCAGGATCCCTGCCTGTTGAAGGCAAGGCACCGCGCCTGTTTATGTACCATGATGCCTCAATGCCAGTTGGTGTGGTCACAGAGCGCGTGGACACCGAACAGGGAATGATGTTTACAGCCAAAATCAGCGCCACAACATTGGGCAATGACGCGCTGGTAATGGCATCAGACGGCACCATTGACCAGGTCAGCGTTGGCGTAAACCCAACCAAATTTTCTTACGATGAAGCAGGCACGATGATCATTGAAGCAGCCGAATGGCAGGAACTAAGCCTGGTTCCAATCGGCGCATTTGGAGACATGGCTAACATCTCACAAGTGGCTGCAAGTATCCACCATGAGCCAGAGGAAATCAGCAATACTGAAACACAAGAACCGATTGAAAAGGAAACAGAAATGTCCGAACCAGTAGCACCAGCAGTTGAAGCAACAATCCCAACCGCGCCAATTTTTGCACAAGCCAAAAAAGAATTTGCTTTGCCATCAGCAGGCGAATACATGGCTGCCTACCACATTGGTGGTGACACATTTGCAAACATCAACAAGGCTGTGGCTGAATACACCGCAGCAAAGCGCACACCGCTACAAGCGGCAGCGGGCGATGTGCTTTCCAGCGATACACCTGGCCTCTTGAATGTCAACGTGCTGGGGCCGTTGGTGCAGGATCTAAATTTCATTCGTCCTGTGGTAGAAGCATTGGGCGCACGTGCTTACCCAGACAGCGGTGCACAAAAAACCTTCATTCGCCCAACGATCACTACGCACACCAGCGTTGGCACTCAATCAACCGAATTGTCAGCAGTATCGGCAACCACCATGGTTATTGCATCAAACACCGTGAGCAAAACCACTTTGGCTGGTCAAGTCACATTGTCCGTTCAGGATATTGATTTCACCAATCCTGCAGCAATGCAGTTGATTTTGAATGACCTCATGGGCGAATACATGATCGCATCGGACAATTTCGCTGCAGACGCATTGCTCACCGCAGCAAACTCATCTGGCGTTTGGGACGGAACCGTTGCTGACTTGCTCAAGTCTGTTTATGACAGCGCTGTTGACATTTCAAGTGGTCGCAACTTTACGCCAACCCACATGTTTGTTTCACCAGACGTTTGGGGTCAGATGGGCCAGTTGGCAGACACCACAGGCCGCCCTGTGTTCCCATTCATCGGTGCAGGCCTCACAGGTCAAAACGCATTGGGTGGCGGAAACGCAACATCATGGAACGGAAACCCATTGGGTCTGCAGTTGGTAGTTGACAGCAACTTTGCTGCAAAAACCATGATCATCACCCGCGTAGGTCAGGGATCAGGCGATGCCTTCGAATTCTACGAAAGTATCCGTGGGTTGCAGAGCCTGGAAGCGCCTGCTGTTTTGGGTCGCACGATGTCATTCCATGGCTACGTTTCAACCTTCGCAGCAATTGGTGGAATGATCCGCAAGATCACCCAGGCCTAGTAGAAAGGCGGCCTAACCGCCATGGCTACTTACACAGTCACCAACAAATATTTGGTTGACAATTACGCAGTCCTGCAATTACTCACCCCCAATGAAATTGCAGTTGGGCAATCCATCACCGTTGCTGGTGTTGATGCAACATTCAACGGAACAGCATCGGTGGTGGCAATACCCCAACATTTGTTCATTGGTGTTGATACGCAGGGTGATCTGTTGTATGACTACCAAATACCAATTCAAAATCAGGTGCTCTACGCCAAAACCGCGGACGATGTTGAACGCGTTGCAGCATCTGGAACTATTGCATACAACCCTGTTTGCACGTGGATCACGGCAACAAACATTGAGGATTGGTTAGGCATTGGAACCGCTACCGCAGCGGACACCACATTTCTAACGCAATGCGCCAGCGCTGCAAACGCTTTCTGTTATCGCAGACGGCAAGAGGCAGGCTATGTTGACAGCCTCACAACCAGCCCGTCAGGTGACGTGACGCTGGGGACAATTCAATACGGTGGCGCGCTATACCGTCAACGCGGATCAATTGATGTGTTTGCATCATTCAGCGAAATGGGCACAGCACCAACCACAGGCCTGTCCCCAATCATCAAACAGTTGCTAGGTATCTCACGCCCGCAGGTGGCCTAATGCCCGTTGCATACACAGATTTGTTCAATGAGGCGCTGGACGATCTGAAAACCAAATTGGAAACCATCACAGGTTTGCAAGTGGTAACAGATCCCCGAAACCTTGTACCGCCATGCGCGTTCATTGGTGCCTGTTCATTCGAAGCATGGAATTACAACATTGTCAAAATCAGTTGGCCAATCCAGATCATTTCAATGGGGCCAGCCAACCTTGACGCAATGCGAAACCTTTTGAACCTAAGCGCGTTAGTGCTGGCAGGCGTTGGATCCGTTACCGCTGGCCGTCCAACCACCCTTGACGTTGGCGGTGTGATGTTGCCATGCTATGAATTGACCGTGATGCAACAGGCGCAAACAGCATGAAATATGTGATCATTTCCCCACGTCTAGGAACGCCAGGTGACGAATTTGACCCAGGTGATGACAACGTGGATCATTTGGTATCTGGTGGGTTCATTAGACAATCCACCGACAAGCCATCAAAACCATCTAAAGTAAAAACCAAACCTAAGGAGTAGAAACCACATGGCAACCAGCACCCAGTTGAGCAATCCAAAAGTCCAAATTGGCGCAGCCATTGGATCCCTAGTTGATCTAACTGATCAAACCACATCTGCAACATTGACGCGCACAGTTGAAGCGCTAGAGGACACCGCATTTGGAACAGGATCACGCACCTACACAGGCGGACTAGAGAACAACGAATTGACCGTGACAATGTTCATGTCATACATCGCCGCAGAAACCTATGCCAGCCTCAAAGATTTAGTGGGCACAAAATGCACCGTACAAGTAAATCCTGCATACGGTTCAGGTGACAGCGCTACCAACCCAGGTTTTGTTTTGACAAACACCTATTTGGAAAGCCTGCCAGTTATCAATTCATCTTTAGGCGAATTGGCAACAGTTGATTTGACGTTTACAGGTGGCGTTTACAGCGTTGACGTGACAGCCTAAATTTCAATAAACCAAACCAGACGGAAGGATTGAAATGAAAATCAAACTACGTATCACCCTGAACGAAAACACCCCGCCGCGCGATGTAACCACAAATCTGTTGGTAATCAGCGAATGGGAAAAATCAGAAAACCGCAAAGTGTCAGACGGACGCGGTATCGGCGTGAACGACATGGTGTGCTGGGCGTTCCATCTTTACAAATTGGCGGGCGAAACTATGCCAGCCACATGGTCTGAATGGTTGAAACAAAACCCAGACATGGACATTGAAGCGGTGGATCAAACAAACCCAAACCCTACGGACGCGGCACCTACCGCCGCCAACTAGCAGAGGTTCTAGTGGCTGTCGGCTGGTGGCCGCCACACATCGAATTTGACACCCAAGATTTGCAAACAGTCATTACTGTGTTGAATAAGCAAAACAAGGGAAAACGATGAGCGCCACGGCACAAATTGAGGTTTACGGATTGAAGGAAGCGCTAAAAGAATTGCGCAATGTTGACCCCGATTTACGAAAGAGAATAAACAAAGAGGCAAAGGAACTAGCCAAACCTGCCATTGATGATGCAAAGGCCAGTTACCCACCGCGCCTGTTGTCTGGTATGGAACGCGCATGGACGCAGCGCGGAAACCAAAAATTCCCATACAGCCAGCAGAAAGCCCAGCGCGGTGTTGGTGTCAAAGTAGATGTGAGCAAACGCAATTCCAGCACCATCAGCATCATTCAAAAAGATCCAGCGGCGGCCATCATTGATATGGCAGGCAAAAAGGGTGGATCTAACGCCCAGGGTGCAAATTTCATTTCAGCCTTGACGTTGCAGTTTGGTTTGCCTTCACGCGTCATGTGGCCTGCCTATGACCGCAATGCGGGCGCTGTGGAACAAAACATGGTTGAATTGGTGGAACGCGTAATGGACGCTGTCAATAGAAACCTGGTGATGTAATGGCAATCAAAATTCCGATCATTAGCGAATTTGACAGCAAGGGTTTAGACAAAGCCGTAAAGGAATTTCAGAGCCTTGAAGGTGTTGGAGCTAAAGCGGGATTTGCTATCAAAAAGGCCGCGCTGCCTGCCGCCGCTGCTGTTGGCGCGTTGGGTTATGCGTTGGCTGGTGCCACGAAAGCCGCAATGGAAGATGAGGCCGCGCAAGTCGAATTGGCGCGAACACTAAACATTTCGGCCAGCGCTACTGATGCACAAATTGCTGCA